GTTCATCGCCTCGAAAATCAGTTGGCTTAGAGTCATGTCCATTTTGGCCGCTGCTCGATCCCACGCCGACCAAGCTTCATCGGGTTGCGAGATGTTTTTTCGTTGCGTCATTGGGTCACCTCGATCCATGTACCGACATGATCCTCTGGCCCGACGTACCACTTCTCGACCGTCAGACGATAGACCTGGCCATCATCGATGTAGGCAACACCGTTCAAGGAATCGAGGATGCCCTTGGCCGTGTTGTCGATATCCGGCCTGCTCATCTTAGGTTCTCGATTCGCTCGACGGATCTTACTGTGGGCCTTTGGTCGCGAGTACCAGCAAACAATCTCGATTGACAATGGCCCTGTCAAGCATCGATTGATCGAAGATTTCCAAGCCAACTGGACAGCCTGCTTGAACGCATGAATGGGATGGTGTTGCTCTGTGTAGGCCCTCGGAAAGCCGTTCTTCGTCGAAACCTTTGGCCGTGGTTGCGCCACCGGCTCGCCTGGAATGAAAATTTTCATCTTGCTTCCTCCTCTTGAATCAACCGATCGAGATACCACCGAGCTTTCTTAAGATCCTCGATGCCGTTTTTGAACCAGCACCGCAAAGCGTACTTGAGCACCTGCCAATGCAATCCAGCCGCTTTGTTGTTTGGCGCCTTAGCAATCGCCGCTTCGATGATGTCGATCGTCTCAGCCGGTAATTGCTTGTAGTGCGAGGGATTGACTGGATCAGATGGCAGGGGTTGCTTGATAACTGGATCTTTACCCATCGGATCTTGATCGTGCTTAACGCCGCCAAGCCTGTAGGAAACCAATTCACGAATCGAGTGCCTAACCGTGATAGGAAACCCTTCGATTTCATTCAGAGCCTCAACGATGCCCTTTCGACCATGCCAAGACATGACAGGATCGCCAACCTTGAATGGAATCTGATCTGCCTGCTCAACCGCTTCGGGCTCGACGGGCTTAACTTCGCTGACCAATGGACGGAAACACACTGACCCATTTTTGCACTCGATACAGCCACGATAAGCCCCTTCGACAACCTCGCACAACACCCAAACCTTATCGCCGATTTTAAACTCACTCACCTTGCACCTCGATTCTTGTTTTGTAGTTTGTGATTCTCTCAGTCCCATCGAGCATGTCGCATTCGTGCCGACATTCTCTGTTTGCCGCCCAAAATCTTTGACCGTAGACTTCGGTTGTCAGCCTCGCACCGGTGTTGTCTACCTCGACTACCGTTGCTTTTACCCAAACCTTATCGCCTAATTTCATTTTGCCACCATCCTTGCCGGATGTCCCTTCGCTGTTAGTTTCGTTATCCACTTTCGTTGCTCCTTGTTCGATTGCTTGAGTAGTTTGATTCGCTCCTTGAGCCAAAACACTTGGTTGCGGAGTCGCTCGATCTTTTGACGATCGGTCATCGTAAATTAGCCTTTCGATATTCAGCAGCATGATCGCTTAAGACTAGCTTTGTGTTTTCGTCGTGCTGCTCTCTGGTTATCAATCCAGCCTTAAACGCGTCTCCTGAATCCCATATTCGTTTCATGAATGGCCTTAGGCTTACATGGCTGTAGCTTGCTGAATCGCTTTCGCGACTCTTGATCGATTCAATCAGAACGCCTTTTTTCTGATCTGTTCTGTCTCGCATTACAACGCCTCGCAAGTGCAAAGCAAAATCAGAATACTGCAAGTGGCTCGGTCTTGGGAGCTCGTCCCTTGTCCACCTGTAGACAACCGACAGAGCCTCCTGCGTAGTTATGTCTCGCAGTGTTCCCTGCCAAGCGTCGATTGTGTCAATGACCTTTACGCTGTTCTCCTGTAGGTAAACATAAAGAGCCGGGAAGTGGGCAAAAACCACCTCGGTAAAAAACAATCGATTTTCAGACGCGTCCATTTTTGATATCCTCGATGAGTTGCCTTGCTTTGTCTCCCCTTGTCTCCCTGCCTTGCGGATTCTTAGCAGATTCCATTCTAGCTTTCGCGATCTTGTCGAAGTCGTTTTCAACATGCAATAGATTTTTCGCCTGTTTGCTGATTGAAAAATCAATGTCCGCCAGTGCTCTTCCTTTCCCTCTCTCGATCAATCGCTTGATCCAAGTTTCCTGCAGTATCTCGTCAACTTTGACCGCATCCCTCGAAAAACGAAATGCCAACCATCGGCAAAATTCAGGTGCAAGCCACTCAGGGCAAACCGTGTTTTCTGACAAAAACTCAAAATGCTTGATTCCCAACAGAGAGAGAGAGACATAATGACTACTCTTCTCTTCTGTACTGTTCTCTCCTGTGGTCACGGTTTTGTCACTGTCTGACCGTGACAGATTCGTGACAGATTCCGGCGGTTCTGGATCCTTTTTAACAGGTTGCGATTTCTTAGTTTCCCTTGCAATTCGTTGGTTCATCGCGTTTTGAATCCTCGATTTCGCTGACTTCGAAAGCCAATTTTCCCACTTTGGGAAAGCGACGAACGATACCCCATCCGTTGTTTTTCCTTCGACCAACCAGCCAACGGAACACATCGCGTCAATCACTTTCGGAAGCTTGACGGCCCTCGACAGTGACATTTTCGTGACACCTGTCACGGTTCCATCGTGACAATTTCGTGACGCCCAAGACCAAACCCGATGCAAACAACCAACAACATACTCATCGGACTCGCCGAGAATATCGGCCATCTGAAGAACGGCAGGATCCTCGCATAGATCGAGCCGCATAGGTATCCAATCACCGGCCATCTATCCACCCTCCAAAAAACCATTGAAACAAACCTAAAAAGAGCCGCCCGCCCTCTCGAACGAGCGACCCTGTGGCAAGCAGTGTGGAGATTAGCCACTTGCATACCGACGGTCGATTAGCTGATTAGGCCGGCTCGTACCGCGCACCAGTTCATTTGGCCGGACTCTTGCTGCAATGTTCAAAGAGCAAGCACCATTGCCTAGGCGAACCGACCTGAGAAGGATCAATCAAATAAGGTTGGCTGTAGATCGGACTCGCGACCGTTAATAGCACGATCGAGATTCTTAACCGCTTGCCGAAAGTATTCGGGCTTCAATTCACAACCATAAAACCGACGTGGATTAGCGATCGCCTTTTTGGTCTTAGGTGACTTGCCACCCAATGAGACGTAGCCCTCCGATCCAATTCCAGTGAATGGACTGAAAACAATCTCGCCTGGGTTAGAGTAAAGCAAAACACAACGCCGGATCACTTCCAATTGAAGCGGGCAAATGTGCTTTGTATCGTCTTCGGACTTAGCCTCAGCCGTGTTAAGAGTGTCAGTCTCTTGAATGTCACTCCAGCACCCTTCCGCCCAGTCGATCCAATCGTTCCGACTGACCTGATTCTCCGAGTCAATCTTAAATTGGTTTTCGCCAGGCTTGCGGAATTTAATCAAGTAGTCCTGAAGCGTCCCGCGTTGAGCCGCCCGATCGGATTCGAGCCCAGCGAATTGAAGCTCCCTCGACCTTGTTCGGATCGCTTGAGCTTGCGGATTCTTTCTGACGCTCCAATCGTACTCATAGACCAATCCAGCACGCTCACCTAAGCGAATGTTGAGCCCTCGGAAGTCGCAGAGCCCAACGCCGCCAGATCGCTTCATACGCGGGATTTGGCAAACGTGAACAATAGCCGCCCGTCCCGGCTTGAGCACCCTTGCAAGGCCAGCAAAGAAAAACCCAAGATGGATTTTTGCTTCCATGCCCATCGCATCTACGTTGCCGATATCGGACACCGAATCGGTATAAGCGTAAAGGCTTGGGAATGGTGGACTGAATACCGCAAAATCAACGCTGGATTCAGGCATGTCCTCAAGCATATGAGGAATGCAGTCTCCATTGTGTATCTTCCATTGTTCGCCATCGCTAAGCAGTTCGTTTTTCATCTTGTTCAATCTCCTTAATGTGGTTGAGTAATTCAATAATCATCGTCGCCAATGTTCCGCTAGTGCCTGTCCAGCAATTAGCAGAGCCAAACCGTCGAGCATGTTGCTCGATCTCAATCATTCTTTCCAATGAAACCTTCATGGCCAATCTCCTTAAAGAGTCTCATTTGCTCATTCGTGTCGTGCTCGACTCGATCCGCTTTACGCAAAACATTTTCGACAAACGGCACCTCCAATTCCGTCACCGGAATATGCACGTTGAGAGGTCTTGTTGAGCCGATCCGGTTGGATCGCTTTACGCCCTGGTAGTATTCCTCGTAGCTGTCTTTGAGGCCTGACCAAACTTGCCGAGTGCAAACTTGCAGATTCAACCCAAACCCAAGTATTTTTGGTTTGGTAATCAGCGTCTTGACTTCGCCGGACTTAAACCGATCGATCATCGTTTGCCGGTCGCTCTCCTTAGTGTCTCCACTGATCGAAACCGCATCGGGGAAAGTAGCTTCCATTTGGTCATGCTCATCGTTGTAGTTGCACCAAATGATTGTGGACTCATCCGGCCATGAATCAACCAGCGACCTGATGAAATCATTCTTGTTTGAAGCGATCCCATTTTTGCCTTTGGCAATTTGCGATAGCTTTCCACGCTGACCGATTCCACCTACCGATGTCGTCACTAGGTTACCTGTCAACGCTTGCGCAGCGTTGCGTTGCTCATCGGTCAAGTCGATATGATGGATATGCACATTGATAGGTGGAGTAACTCCAACATTATCACGCCATCCGTAAACCGCTGGATTCGTCAAGAATATCGACCAATCCGAAAGCGATTTATAAAACGGCCTTAATGCGTGAGGCTTTAGTTCCCATCGGTTTTGCGTCTCTCCTCGATTGATAAAGTAGCACGCAAGGAACTCATTGACCGTTTTGGCTCGATCCAAAAACACAGCATGATTTGCATACTCGATCCGATCATTAGGAGCCGGTGTACCCGTGGCGCATAGCTTCCATTCGAGACCTCGACCAAGTTCGATAAGCCGCGTACCCCATGCGCCGTAATGGCTCTTGAGCATCGAGCTCTCATCGAGGATAAGCCCTTTGAGCTTTCCACGCTTGAGCCCTTCGCGGATCGCTTCGTAGTTGGTAACTCCGATCGATGGCCCGTCGCTACTCGAAAGCCATGCTTGTAAGTCAGATGCGACGATTCGACCAATCGAAAGGTCACCATAAAACCGCGATGCCTCATCAACAGTCTGCTTGCATACCATCAAAGGTGAAACAATCAGAACCTTGCCGCCGCTTTGCTTCGATGCGTGTCGAGCAAACTCAAGGATCATCAAGGTCTTACCGAGCCCGCAATCCGCAAAGATCGCGTACTTCTTTTTGCGGATCGCGATTCCAACAATATCCCGCTGGTAATCAAAGCACTTGGAGCAAGGATCATAAGTGGCCTTGCGTCGCTTCGCTTTCATACCAAAGGATGAAGCGTATTCGTCAGGAACGACAGCCGCCGATCCTTTCCAGTGGTAAACAGGCGACTGCCTAAGCTGCAAAAATTGCATGTAGCTCGCAATCGTTTTTCGATCAAAAGTAATCTCCATTTCAACCTCTAAAAAATAGAACTAAAAACCTACCAATACCTTTCCTTGACCAGTCC